ATATTGCCCTTAAACCGGGAATTCGGATCGGCTTGTAGCATTAGCTTGGGCTGGTCTTCGGCCTTTACAGGCTCCCAACCTTCCCGAAATTTTGCAGACGTATTAGAGGGGTCTGCCTGACCCATAGTACTAATCCGTATCCAGCGGAATACCCAGCCATCCTGCGGCTCCGGTTCAGGGAGCGTTTGGGGCGGGGCCCACACCATTTTTCGTTGCGTGGACTCTCGATTCTCGATTTCACGAGCGAGTCTGTTCTCAGCCATTTTAGTTAGCCTCCAGTTTTATAAGTTCACGTGCGTACTGTTCGTTGCTTAAACCAAGACGTTTGGCAATGGCAACTTGAGTCGGTGTCAGGCGGACCTGACGCGGCGCGGTATTCCGCGTTACCGGGGCCACTACATTGGCTGGTTTTGTGCGAGCGGGTTTTTGGGCCTGCTTCGTTTGAGTGGGCTCATCCTCATCGTCATTGTTGAATGACTCAGGGAATCGCTTCCTCATAGTCTCATCGACTCGGCGGTAATACTCGTCAGAGCGAGGATCTACACCAGACCGGACTAGTTTTTCGTGCAGGCCGAGCGCGAGGGCAGTCATCTCCTCGTCAGCGCCAAACCAAGTATTTTTGTCCCGCCACGCAACGGCTTTTGGGTCCGCCTGTGGTTCAGGAGCGCCTTGGGGCGTCGGTGCCTGTGGAGCTTGTTCTACTCTTCCAGTAGGCGGTTGTAAAGTGGCCTTAACAAAATCCATCCGGGTTAGTTTCAGTTTGGCATCTGTTAAAGCCTCTTGAGCGTCAGTAATCTGGTCAGAATCTCCTGTTTCATATGCCTGCTTGAGCTTGTTCTTGATGGCACTGACTTCAGCGTTAATCGTCATCGTTGCCTGTTGTCTCAGCGCCTCCTGCTCAACTTGAACCCGTTCGCGGAGCTTATTGGCCTCCTGCTCCCGCATTTGGGCAAATTTCAAAGCCTCCTCACGCTCTCTAATTGCCCGCTCTTTTTCGCGGCGCTCGTCGTGATAGACCTTTTTCATCTGGCTAAGACGTTTCTTGACCTTATCGGAATACTCCTCAAGATCGTCGTTATCCAACTCCTCGACAATGTCCTTGGGCATAGGAACTCGGCCCCGGTCTTCCTCGGGAGTGTCATCTTCAATCTGAATCTCTATTTGATCGCTATCTTCTTGATTTTTATTGGTTTTTTTGTTCTGTAATTCATCAGGAAACTTATATTCTTCGCGCTCAACGGCCATAACTATTGCTCCTTATGCTCTGCGGATTCCACGGGGGTCTTCGACCACCGCTTCCACCGTATCGTCGTTAATGATGCGGAACTCCCGACCGTGGATGACCACGCGGGTACCCGAGTAGGGACGGGTTAGAACAAAGTCGCCTTCCTTGCACCAAGGGCCGTTAGGAAACCGATCTTTATCCTTGTAGCAAAGGTCGCCCATCTTGACGACGAACAGGACCACGGTGGTCTGCTCCTCAACTCGTTTGGTGTCCTCGGCTTTCAGCAACCCCCCCTCAAACTCCTCCTCCACATACGGCACAGCGCATAGGATTCGGTAGCCTTTGGGATCTGGCAGGAGCTTGGCTTTAGCGGCCTCCTCCTGTGTTTTCTCTACGTCAATATTGCTCATTCTTCCTCAATCCTTTTTGCAAGGTCTTTAATGTGATTCTTGGCGAGATCGAGACCCTGTAACGCCCCGCAAAGTCGTTTGTATTCACCCTCGTCCAACTTGCCTTGGATCAAGGTTTCAACGATCAATGTGCGCTCCTCTTGGAGTTTTGAGTCCAAGTATTCCAGAGCGTTTGAATAACTCATTTATTTCCCCTTTTTCCCTTCGCGTGCCCAAGCACTTGCGACACGCTGAGCTTCTATTTGCTCTTTGGCTTTCGATATCTCTACGCCCATTCGAGTACCTTCAGTCTCCATGCGGTTGGACTCTTGAGCCTTGTGCTTCTCAATATCCGCGCCCAAGCGTGCCGCCTCAAGCTGCTGACGCCCAGAGATCTCGGCCTCTCGCAGTCGCAACTCGTCTTCTTTTGCCGCTGCGTCGATAAGGTCCTTCTGCTGTTTGCGCTGCTGCTCGGCCATCTGGAGTTGTGCATCCATCTGCGCCTTCATCTGTTTGGTCTGCGCTTCCATCTGCTTGATCTGCAGGTCCATCATCTGCATCTGCACGAGCGGATCTTGTGCTTGCTGCATCGCCTGCTGCATCTGCATCTCGGCCTGATCCTTCTGCAAGAGTCTCGATGCGGCGGCTGCGCTGATCTGAGCCAACTGCACCTCAATCTCTGGCGGCAGGTCGTACTCCTCGTTCTCATCTTGCGGAAGCGGCGGCAGGCTGGCTCCCAACTGCTTCTCGATCTCGCGGCGGTACTGGAACGCCACGTGCTCCATGATGTGTGCCTGCAGAGTCGATGTGATCTGCTGCGCCATCGGGTTTTGCCCAATCATCTGGGCAATTTTTGGATCTTGCCCCAAGGCCATATGCACTTGGATGTGTGCCTCGTGGTCCTGATAGATAAACGCCTTGAGCGGCTTGCCTGTCATCGCATCCATGTTCTCCGTCACCGGATCACGCGGCTTCTGGTCGTCAGGCATCGGGATAAGTTTCTCTGCGTTTTTAACCCCAAGTACCTCAATCATCTGACGATGCAGCAGCGGGAGGTTATAAAGCTGCGGAGCGCCTTGAGCCAACTGCATCACGGCTTGGTACTGCACCACCTTCTGCGACATCGTTGCCGCGTTCGGGTCTGAGACCGGGATGACATCGACATCGTCGTAGTCCGCTTTCTTTGCACTCGCCTTGCCGATTTCCGGCTCGTACGAATACTCATCTGGCGTGTTGTCTCGAATAATTGAAGCAAGGAGCTTGAACTCCTGTTTCATCGCGTAGTAGATGCGGGCCTGCACCGCTGACATTACTTTGAGTACACGCTCCAAAATGGCAAGCGTAGTACCGACCGGCGCTTGGTTCGACATATCACTGATCTTGAGATCCGACACCGCAGCGAAGCGGCGTCCCTCTTCAATGATTTTGTCGAGCAACATTGAGAGCGTTTGCGAAGGTTCCTTGTAGGGCAACGGCAAAATGTTGTCCCGCACAGCCCCACTCGGGACGTCTACATCTCGCCATTCTCCCGGAGCAATGGGAGTATCGTCTCCCTTAATCCTGAGTCCGCGAGATTTAAGACCTCCCGGTAAGTTAGAGAGGGTTCCCGCGTCCACAAGTTGACGAAGGAGTGAGGTGGCAGCCTTACTGTGCCCTCCAATAAGGTGTATGAGACCGAAGTAGTAAAATCCAAATCCCGGTATATATCCGTAGTGGACGAAGTGCTGTCGTTTCGTTTTGAGCTCATCGTCTTCTCTCCAATTTCTTCTGATCGCTAAGATTTTCCCCGTACCTTTCTCCATCGTTACCACGTAGGGCAACGCAATTCCCGTCTCGTTATTATCATCATCCACATCCGGATAACCTTCCAGATCAATGTTGACGTGCATCTCAAGCAGTTGGAATCTGTCGTCCATTGACGCCGAAAAGCCTTGATCCTCGGCCTTCTGCTTCTCAACCTCGTCCATCGTGCGAACCGGATCGCCCAAGTCCACATCACGGTAGAAGCCTGCGTACTGAAGTTTCCTTACTTCATTCTTCGTCTTCCGCATCCGATGCGTCACACGCTCCGCCGTCTCCAGATTCGCCGCACCGTACGGCACGATGATGTCTTCAGCAGAAATATAGACCGCAGTTTGCCGATCCAATGACGGGTCAAAGTACACCTTCTTGAAGGCGTTACCTGCCAAGGCCATGCTGAGCAGCATCCGCTCGTGCTCCGGGCGGTACTCCTTCATCACCTCAGTCAACTGATAGTTCATGTCATCCGCAACGCGAATGGCAGAGTCTTTCTTCTCTGGGGTTTCTTTGCCAATAATCTTGGTCTTCACCGGACCCATCGCCGGGAACGTATCCATGATGGTCTCGGACTGGAACTTGACCGCCGACTCCATCAGAAGCGGGTGGAATACACCACACGCACCCGGCCACGGTTCTGTTCTCTCTTCGTACCGAATGCCAAGGATCTTCAACCCTTTGACGTAAGTGTCGAGCCAATCTTTGCGGCTTGAGAGGTCCTGCTCGTACTGGCCCAAGAGCTCCATCGCCAACGAGCCCATGTCCTGCTCGTTCATGTATTCCGCAAGGTTGTCGTCGAAGTTCTCCGAGCGCGGCTCTTCTTTCGACATCTCGATGACGATGCCATCCTCATCTGAGGGCAGTTCAATCTCGATCTCAATGGGCTCCATCTCAGCCGCGAGCACCGCGATCCCTTGAGGAGCCTCCATCAAAGTTTTATCAACAGCCATTTAAATTCTCCTAATAGAACCCCTGCCTACGGTGGCTCTTGAACCACCTTATGGGTTCTGGCTCATCCGATGGCAATTTAATAAATCCTCCTTGCCGAAAGCGCAGCAAGGCAAGTGTGGTCGCGTCCACCAAGTCGTCATTCGACCCGGACGGAAAGTCATTGCACTCTTCCACGACCTCCCATGCCCAACGTCGGTCAGGCACCCATACGATACCCGCCGAAAAGAGGTCCGTCACGGCATTTACACGCGAGATTTTGTCTTGGCCCTTACCCGGCGTGAACTCTCCAATCGGCACGCCCATGCGCCGCATCTCCTGATAGAGCGCCGCGCCGTTGGACTTCTTCTCCACAATAAACGTATCGGGGTTCCACCCTTTGTACTCCTCCAACACCATCGCCTTTAACTCCGGGAACTCCATCCGCTCTTTGATCGAGTTCAGCAGGATGATGTTTTTGGACTTTGTCTCCTCGTTCATAAACACGCCCCAAGTCAGAAGCGCGTTGTAGTCCGCTCGGTTATTCTTTTCTTGAGCTGCGTCGAGCGACATAATGATGTACTCACAGACAGGAGGGTCGTCCTTCTCCCACACCTGCCACCACTCTCGTTTGATGAGTGCGCCTTCCTCGGCGGTCGGCTCCTGCATGTACTGAGCCTGCCAGTACCGCACGTCCATGCTGGCCTTTTTAGCCAGTAACTCATCAATGCCCCAGAACTCGGGCCAAAGGGGTTTATCGTTAAGAATTGCAGGAAATTCAACCATTTCCCACT